AATTAAAAAAAATATGTTAACAAAAATATCAGATATAAAAATACCAGATCCAACAGAAGGAATTATTCGTTCTGCTCAATTAAGTGACAATGTCTGTCCAGAGAATTCTGTTCAATTAGCAGTTAATGCCCACTTCGATACGATCGGAGCTGTAACAACCAGACTAGGAGTTGCTACCTATGCGACTACATTAGCTGGCAGTATTGGATCTTTCGGTACTCTAAACTCACAAGCTAGCGATACTAAGTATCTTTTCGCACGAGTTGGTACAACAGTTCAAGCTCTAAATTCAACAACGGAAGCTTGGGCGGAAGTTGAAACAGGATTGACTGGTTCAGGAAAAGCTAGATTCAGCCAGTTCTTGAATAGGACTTGGATGGTAAACGGGAATGCTGGAGATACTCCAGTTACATCTGATGGGACAGCTTTTGATACAACCGATGTTCCTGCAACATTTCCTAAGGCTGATTTTATTGAAGCTGGATTCGGTGGACGAGTTTGGTTGGGAGATGCCGCTAAAGATATTCTTTACTATACTGATATTGTTCAATCAACTGATGGTACGAGTTATGACCCACTTACTTTTACTTTAGATGTAAACTTCATTACAAAGTTTTCTCCACAAGACGGTGAATCTATGACCGGTCTTTTCAGGGTTCCGAAAGCTCTATTACTTTTCAAAGAAAATCATATTTATCGTATTTATAGCACTTCGAATGTTGACCCATACCCAGCCTACAATGTTGGAACATTCTCACAGGAATCAATAGTACAGACTAAAGACGGAATATATTTCCATCACTCTTCTGGGTTCTACAAATTCAACTATGATTCACAACCTACTGAAATCTCTAGGAGAGTAATTGATTTTGTAAAAGCAATTCCGAGAGCTTCCTATGATGATGTGATTGGTGTTTACGATGGATACGATGCAGTGAAATGGTCTGTTGGTGAAGTTACAGTTGAAGGAGTTACCTATAAGAATTGCCAAATGAGATACACACTTTCTACACAAGTTTGGACGATCTATGATTTCGATGATACGAGTATTACAGCTTTAATTTATTACGATAATGGGACTACAATAGAACAAGTTGCCGGAACTTCTACAGGACTTGTTGGTAAGTTAGATTCAGGTTATACAGACTTCGGAGAAGCTATCTACTATGAAATTATTGATAGGTGGAGAGCTTTCACTGAAATGGATGCTTTCTCGAAAGACATAAGTGGTCTTGCTGTTTTATCTAGTAAAGCCACAGGATCTTTAATTCAATATCAAACAGATTCAATGATTGATAATAAGTGGGAAGATATTGGAAATGTAGAAGGAAAATATGTAACATTATTCCCAAATGTTGGAACAGAAGATTTTAACGAAGTTCGGTTGAGAACAACTGGATATTCAAAAGGTAATCCAATGAGGTTCGAAGGTGTAGAATTACTTTCAATCACAAATAAAGGATTAGATAAAAATTAACATGAATTTATCAGAATTATTCTTAAACAGATATTTATATAAAGATAATAATCAGTCCGCTGGAACAAAGGACTCTGTTTTTAATTCTATTGATAATTCTGATACCGAACCAGCTTCAATCCCTGCTGGTGGTAGTGCTCAGGATATAAATACAGGAAATGTTTTTATTGATGGGGCTATATTAGAACCGGGGACAATTCCTACTACGACTCTTGATGTTTCAAACTGGGGATGGGGACAGTCTTGTGTTTTTTCTTCTGATGATAACAACACTGTTTCTTGGGCTGGTGGTACTTTCACTTCAGCAAGTGGAGAAGATTATACTATTGGAGTAGGTGATACAGGTAATATGGGGGTTGCACCTGAAATAACATATATCTATTTAGATCTAAATGTTTCAGAAACTGCTTACCAAACTACCACTACTTCAGCAGATTCTGTTGGAATAGGGAAAGTACTAATTGCTGTTGCTAAAATTGGGTTAACTGGGGCTGATGATGCAACATATAATCTTTCAGAAGCTACTCAGATAATTGGAGATAACATTCTTGCGAATACGATCGATGCTTCGAAAATTACAGCAGGTCAATTAGTTGTTGGAACTAATATAGGAATAGGGACAGCTTTTGCTACAGCTGATGCAGGAGATCTTGCAACACTTGATTTAGTTGAAACAGCCCAGTTAGGAACGACTGTAATTGTTGGAGGTTATATAAAAACAAGTTTGTTAACTGCTGATAATATAATAGCAGGGACACTAACTGGTATAACAATAACAGGAAATACAATTAGGACATCAGCTTCTGGGTTAAGAGTTGAAATGACTTCAACCGATACTAATAAAATAAGTTTTTATAATAGTGCTGCACTATACGGAGAACTTGAAGTATCTTATACTTCACCAAAAGGATTTATTTCACTTTTAACACAGGATGGAAATGGGCTTACATTAGATACTGATATTGCCGTATCTGGTTATAATGCAAGTGCTTTAAAATCAAATGGAGGGACTTTTGATACTTATGGAAATGCAACCAATAGAATGATAATGATGGATGGGTCTGCTGGATCAGGGACATCAATGTTTGGTATTCAATATACAAGTGGTACCTTTAGATTAATTACTGATTTAAGATTGCAATCAGATTGGTTACCTTATGCAACAGCTACACAAGATTTAGGAAGTGTTTCTTATAAATGGCAAGACCTTCATTTGAATAACGATTTTGTGTATAGAACAAAACACCAACCTGTAATGTATACTAATTATGTAAGTGGCACTACATTATCTAAGGGGAATAGTGGTTTTAGTGTCACTAATTCATCAACAGGTGTATATGTTGTTACTCATAGTTTTGGATTAACTAATTATACAGTTCAAGTAACCCCTTATGCGGCTTCTGGAGGAGGTGCTCCAAGTGCTAAAATAAGTAGTATTGCAACAAATTCATTTACAGTAATAACATACGATGATACTGGAACTGCGGCTGCTTTTGATTTCCAATTTATGCTATTACTTAATACTTAATTTGCTTTAACAAAATTTTAACAATATAATTAATAATAACAATATGTACCCAACAATAAATCTACAACCGGGGCAAAGAGGACCAGAAGTTGAGAAACTTCAGAATTTTCTGATGTCACAAGGTCTTTTGACTCAAGAACAAATAAATACAGGACCGGGTATATATGGTCCTCAAACAAAACAAGCGGTAACATCTTGGCAAGAAATTAATGGTGTAGACAATACTTCTGGTCCCGGATACTGGGGACCGCAATCTATAGGGGTTGCTTCTGGTGGTATTACTGGACCAGTTGATGGAGTTACTGGAGATCCGGTTGATGAAGAACAACCTTATTCTGATGAGGAATATTCACTTGCTCTGAACAACAATCCGATCGTTGCAGAGTCAGTTGCTAAAGGAAATACTGTAGAAGATTTAGCTTATGCGGCTGAATCAGGTGACTTTAGTGGTTTAGTTAATCAATTCGGACAACCTTTTAGTTTAGAAGAGCAACAAAAGGCATTAGCTGATGCAGAAGCCGACAATTCTTTATACTTTAAAGCTTTAGAATCGAAAGAGACAGCAGATGCTGAAAGTACAATGGCTCAACAAAAAGCTGACTACCAAAATTACTTATTAAATTCTGGACAAAATTTCGAAGCAGATAAAGCACAATCTGATGAATCAGCAGCCAGTCGAGGTGTATTATTTTCAGGTGGTAGAGTTCAAAAAGAAAAGAATATGGTAAGAGCTTATGATCAAGATCAAGCTTCTAAGTTAGATACAGCTTCCAGAAATATAGGTAATACAGCTAGAGATTTTCAATATAAATATGGTAACGATGCAACTAATAATCTTTCAAGTAATTATAGTTTAGGAGGAAATACTTTTAATGCGAATAAAGCTACAGGAGGTGTAAGCTCTAATGGTTTATCTAGTATTTATAATCCAAGTCAATACAACTATCAAGGCACACAAAATGTTGCTAAGAAGACAGCTGCGAATACGAGAGCGGCAGGCAAGCTTTGGAATAAAGGAAACAAACTATTATCAACCTCTTATAATAATCAATATTAATATGTTTAACCCAATGGAATCTTTAAGTAAATACTACTCTAACTCAAAACCTTTTGATGTTGGTTCTTATTTGCAACAGTTAAATACTTTACCAAACGGTGGTGGAACTTACAGTGTAGGTGGTGCGGCCGGAGGTCAATCAAATACAACGAGTGGATTATGGCAAGGTCCTGTTCAACCACCTGTTGTCGAACAACCTCCAGTGGTTCAAACACCAGCTCCTATCTTTAATCAACAAGCTCCCACTCAAACAACAACAACAGCTCCAGCACCTCCAGTAAGATCTAAATACATGAATCCAGCAACAGGAAAATACTATACTCCTCAGGAGTATGCGAATAGTGTTGCGATGAAAATTCCAGCAGGTAAAGCCACTGGAGACATAGGACAATATGCAGGAGATGCGAAAATGGATCCTAATCAATCAGCTCAAGATTTAACTACAAGAATGACTAATATGAATAATACTAGAAATGATATTGCAACTGGAACTACAGATCCTTATCAAGTTGGAAATAAATCAGGAATTGCTTACAGTCCTCAAGAATTAAAAGCTATTGAAAATGCTTATGCAGGTATTTACGATCCTGCCTTGAATGATGTCTTCGCTAGATTAGAAGAAAAGAAAGCTACAGATAAAGAAGCTTTGACTAGAAAAAATATGCTCGAAGAGAAAGCTATAGAGCATGGATACCGTATGGAAGAAAAAGAAGCCGAAGGTGGTGGTTTATCTGGTCCTTCCAGTTATCAGGAATGGACTCTTGCTGGAGGTGAAGCAGGAACTGGTCAAACTTATGCAGCATATCTAAAAGGTGATCCTGTCGGTGAAAGTTACAAGTCTCAGATAGCTGGTTCAGGTCTACAGATAGTTGATAATTTACTAGAGATAGGAGAAGCTAATCCAGGCATCTTTGGTTGGACGGCATCCACACCAATGCCAGATTGGTTAAGAACAGAAGCTTACAGAAACTATAATGCACAACTTGATTCATTAAGAGGTAATATAATTCCAGCGGCACTTACAGCAATGAGAGAAGCATCTTCTACTGGAGGTGCTCTAGGTCAGGTATCAGATAGAGAAGGTCAATGGTTAGGAGCTTCTCTTGGAGCTTTGGATATGAGCCAATCTCCAGAACAAGCTATCGCTAGTTTGAGAGAAATTGAAGCACATCTTAAAACTTGGGAGGATGCAGTTGCTAAATATGGTGGTGGTAATAACCCAGATACAATGGAATTGAAAACAGAAGACGGAAAAATTGAAACTTTCGCTTTGCAACCAGACGGGGGTTACAAAAAAGTAATAAAATAAAAAA